ATTGCTAGCATTCTTTAATAACTCTAACTGGCGACGTGATTTGCCATATGGTAAAAGCGGATGGGGTCCATCTGGTTCAAGAAGATTTGCCACAGGCGGATTAATCAATTCATCTGGCTGGTACAATCTTGCAGAGGGTGGTTATCCGGAATTTGTGATTCCTACAGACCCATCTAAAGCCAGTGACGCGATGAAACTACTTGCCATTGCATCTGAGCGCGTTTCTCAGCGTGCTAAAAACAATAAACGCCCTAATCAAATGCGTGTACCAAGCCAAAATAACAATCAAGATGCGAACATGATAGAAATGATGGCTCAACAACTAGAAGGGCAGCAACGACAAATTGAATTGTTAACGAAATTGGTGGCTAGTAGCCAACGTTTAGAACAAAAACCAACCGGCGTAAGCGAACAAGATGTGAGCAGAGCACAAGGTAAACGTGCAGAAATGATGGCATATAACATGGGAGGTGCTTTCTAATTTGAAAAAAGAAGTAAGGTTATTTAATGATAACTTTGATATTAAATTGACCGATACACCTAATTTGTTATTCTTAGATCATATAGAAGAAGACGTGGAAGTTAACGCAAATACAACTGAAATCAATGGTACTGATGGTGTACTAATGGGGCCGACTACGTTCGGTCCTTTTAATTTGGTTTTAAACTTTTCATTTAAAGGATTAGATACTAAAGATTTGAAATTGTATAAACAGAAAATAAGAAATATCTTATACCAACGCGAACCATATTATGTTTGGCACAGTGATGCGCCTGGTAAGAAATACGCAGTGTATTGCGATAGCAATGATAATGAGGATTTGACTAATTCGTTTGCTACTTTCGAAGTTACGTTTGTCGTTATTAAAGGATATTCAGAATCATTAAAAGACACAAGTCAATTTAGTTTATCAAGTGGTGATTGGCAATTTGAAGCAGGCGTTTTATCAGATGATGAAATTAAATACACACATGAGACAACAGCTTTTAAAATTTACAATGGTTCATCAGATACAATCAATCCATTATTAAGACATCAATTTAAATTACTAGTTAATATTGATGCACCTAAAGGGTTCAAAATTATCAACCACACCACTCACGAAGTATTAAAAGATGGAAAAGAAACCAATGTTTTTGAATACAAAAAACCTATCACATATAGTGAAACGATAACTTTAAGTGGTGTTCATCCAATAAAAGACCAAAAACGTATAGGAATAGACACAAATTGGGGTTGGTTGACGTTAGCGCCTGGATTTAATCATATAGAAATAACTGGTGTGAGTATAAAAAATGTAACTACTAAATGGGTTTTCCCATTTATATATAGGTAGGTGAAATTAGTGGAACCTTTAATTTTAAAAAATAAAAAGGGGACTTTTGGAGAGGTTGTAACTGATTTTGATTTTGACTCTTTCAAATATGAATATGAAAAAAACAATGAACGATCTATTAGCTTTACCATATATAAAACAACACAGAACGAGGATATATTCGACGCCTTAATTAATGAAATGCTGTTAGAGTGGAAAGGGCAAGATTATGTTATAAAATCAACATCTATTAAATATGATGGTTCGGTTGTAACAAATGAAGTCACTGCTAAACATATATTTATGGAGTTTCAAAATCATTATATACAGAAAGATTTGGAAAACGAAGAAATGAATAACGATGAAAGTGATACTGAAGAAAATAAACCAACAATGACTTTAGAACAATATTTAAAATTTGGTTTTAAAGGAAATAAATTAGGTTTCTCATTTGAAGTTAAAGGAACGTTTAACCAACGAATTGCTATAGATGAATTAGGCAATAAAAATGGTTTGGAATTCCTTACAGAAGGCGCAGAGTTATTCAATTATATATACTTTGCAGATAATAAGAAAATTTATATTTATGATGATGAAACTTTCTATCAAATGTCTGACTTACCGTTAATATATAAATACAACTCTAGCGAAGTGCAAGCAACTACTTCTACTACAGAAATTAAAACTTATATACAAGGTTATGGTAAGAAGAAAACTAAAGCTGAGACAAAAAATTATAATCCTATGAAACCTAAAGACTTAAATTATTCTGGCACATTCATCAAAGACGGTACTTGGCGTACTGAGAGTGTTGGCGCTAGTTACACAAAAACATTTAACTGTAAGTGGGGTAATGAAACACTTGAATGGACATTAAAGAAAATGGCCAAAGGTGGCGTGTTAGACGTTTATTTAGATGATGAACATATAGGTAAATATGAATGTTATAGCAAAACTGCAACGTCTGAAAAGATTATCATTGCTCAACGATTATCAAAAGGCAACCACATATTTAAAGCAGTGTTTAGAGGTGCAAAAAGTGGTGTCGATTATAAGAAATCTAAACCATGTATGTATGTGGGTACAGAGAAGTCAACAGTATTAAATTTAACAGCAGTTTTAAAAGGGACAGATGTTTATCACGCATACGCTGAATATAAATCACCTAACTATGAAATTTTTGGTCTTTCAGAAGCCCCAACAGTGTTTGATGATAATGCATTAGATGAAAACGAGTTAAAAGAAAAGTTAAAAACAGAATTAAATGATGAACCAACCGTTGAAGTTTCAACTAACTACCTAGGTAGTTTTGAAGAAAAGCATTATTTGAGGAATGATGATATAAATGAAAACCATATGATTCACTTCATACACAGACCTCTAGGTTATGACTTAGATTTAAAAGTAGTTAAATTAACTGAATCACATCCATTAGTTAATCAACCCGTTGAAGTCGATTTCAGTAACTCTCCAACTGACATTATTAAAATACAACAGCGTTTAAGTAGAAATATAAAAAAAATAAGTAATATTGGTAAAGGCGAGTCCATAGGGGCATCGCCTTATTTTATTACCGAAAATTATTCAGACATTGTTGGGGTGACGATACTAGATGAGTAAGACATATAACAACAGATATTTAAAAGATTCTGATGGAGATATTTACCTTCCTATGACAAGCACTGAGTGCATTATAGACATAGATAAAATAAACAATACGAATAGTATTATCGAGCTTAATTCTAAAATCAACAACCTTGAAGAACTTGTTGAATTACAAGGTAAAGAAATAGAAAAACTTAAAGAAAAACTAAACCAAAAAGAAAGTGAGGTAATTGAATGATTAATTATTTTTTAAACTTCCCAGTACAAATCGGGCAAGATTATAGGTTCAAGATGATACACAATTTCAAACAAATTATTAATAACTTCAATTATTTCAAACGTGATTTTGAATATCACAAAAAAGAAGAACAACACGCTCATAATGCAATACAAATTGATTACGACAGAAACAATGTTAAAACTGAAATAGACAGAATGAAAGAAGCTTATAACAATATTATCATCGCAAACAATGGTGAAGGTATTGCTGAAGTTAGTGACTCAAGAGTTACATTTAAAGGTGTTCGAAAACCACTTTTAGCCGAAAGGTTACGTGACGATTATTTAGATCATGTACAAAATAGTGAAAAGATAGCGACTGATTTAAATAAATCTAAAATAACAAAGAGTGCCTCAGATTTTGAAGGAGTTTATATCAATGAAGAAAAAGGCTCTGCTGAAGGCTTGCAAGCATGGTTAGATTGGAATAAAGAACGTGGCGGTGGTCCTCTTATCTTACCACCGGGAATTTATAACGTTGAAAAGCGTTTAATCATCCCTCCGAACACTACAATTTATGGTTACGGGGCAACGATCAGAAGATATAATAACGCTGGTGGTTGGTTTACTAATTTAGTAACCGGAGAATCCCCAATTAAATATGAGGGTAATGGGAATTTAAAATTTTATGGTGTTACTTTCGATGGTAATCATAATATTAACAAAGCTATGAATGGAATTGTTTTAGCGCATGCTGAAAATGTTACTTTACAAGATTGTACTATTTTAGATGTTCATACAACACATGCTTTGGATTTGAATGGTTGTAAAGATGTTTTAATAGACCATTGCTCATTCAAAGGACAGAAAGACCCTGAGAATAATAATAAAGAAGCAATACAAGTATCATTAGCTGCTGAAATAGGTATTGGTGATATAAAAGGCTCGTCTTACGATAGTACACCTTCTAAAAACGTAGTAGTTCAAAATTGTTATTTTGGTCCATCGAGAAATTATCCAAGTTATGCAACCGTTGTAGGCGACCATTTCTCTGTTTACGACGAATGGGTTTCTAATGTGGTTGTAAAAAATAACTTTATTGAAGGAACAACTAACTTTGCATTACGTGTTTATAAATTCAAGAACACTTTAATCGAAGGTAACGTTATAACTAATTGTAACGGTGGCGTATTTGCTACCCCAACACCAGGTGGATATACTTCTTCTCATAATGCTCAAGGTGTCCAAATGGGGGCTGCGCAACCAGGAGAAAATCTTAAAATAGTAAACAATACATTCTCAAATATTGAAAAAATCGGTGTCCACGTATCGGCTTATCCTAACAAGAAAATACCTAATAAAAACGAATCGTTTGATATTGTGGAGATTAAAGATAACACATTCAAAAACATTAAAAATGTTGGCGTTTATATTCCTGAAGCTAAACGTGTAAAAGTAATTGGAAATAACGTTGTACAGTCTAGCATAGGAATTCAGTGTTATGGTACATGGCATCTAATGGTAATGAATAATATGATAAGTAACACGGATACTATAGGTGTTTTTATTGCGAACAATAGAAATTTGGAAACAGGAAGTGTGCAAACACATGCAATCATTTCAAATAATCAAATATATGCAACAGGACAAGATGGCATACGAGTATCGTTAGGTTCTAGGTTTATCAAAGTTGATAACAACTCTGTTTATTCTTACGGGTTAAATGCTAGCGAATCATGGTATATAGCAGGTATTTATTTGATTGAATGCACGAATAGCACAGTTACTAATAATTTTATTAGAAACGCTAACAAAAAATATTTGGATGCAGTTCGTGTTAATGAAGATTGTAAAGATGTTAGAGTTTGGAATATTGATAGCGGCGGTGCACCTATTACAATACTAAACCCAGAAAGTAACTTTTATGGTATCAGAGATATTAATGGTAAAAAAGTTAAGTTTGAAGGGGTGAATAATTAATGGCAATGTCAAAAATAGGTAAATTAAAATTAGAAACATCGGCATATTATAAACAAAAACAAGATACAAAAATAAGTTTTTATAATATGGATATTAATACATCTATATTAAGATTTGAAGTTACAAGAAATAATGCGGTTTTACCATTAGGTAAAGTTAATACAGAGGTAATGATTCATCTAACTGCTGAAGACGGTAGTTGGGTTATTGATGACGTCGGAGTCACAGATGAACTGAATGGTATATGTGAGTATAAAATACCGAATGATTTCTTAGATCACACAGGTAAAGTAGAAGGACAAGTATATATTAGTGTTAACAATAAAGAAGATACAGTCACAGAAGTTAATTTCACATTCACTATACAAGAATCGTTAATTAATAAAATACCTGCAGTAGATAAAATAATTTATATTCGCAAATATACAGAACTAGAAAATCGTTTGAAAGAGAAAGTGCAAAATATAGAAGACGCTTATAAGAATATTGATGATTATGTTACTAAAGTCCAACGAGCTAGTGAAAATGGCGTAAACACCATAAATGCAACTAAAGATGAAGCGTTGCAACAATTGAACAATAGTAAAGATAGTGCTATTAGCGAGGTTAAAACTACTGGAGAAACGCAATTACAATCTCTAAACAATAAAAGTACGGACGTTTCAACAATGATATCTGATTTTAAAGCACAAGTTGATTCTGATTTGTTCGTCAAAAAAGAAGATACTGATCAATGGCAAAAATATGCTTTGACCGCCTTTGATGGTACACGTATTATACTAGAAGAATTATCTGAAGATGTTGTGAACTTACCACCGGGATATTATACAGCAACAATACCGAGTGATGAAACAATTGCACGAACTCCACAAATTATTGAAACAAGCGATGTAACATACCCTGCTTTTATTGATGTGTATGAAGATTCATTAAACCAAAAACAAATATTTATTACCAATTTAGATACCGGAAATATTTACGTCAAACATATACAAACTATGGGGACAGAGCTTGGTTGGAAGAAAATTCCACAAATATATGAAACGGATAATTTGATTAGTGAATTCTTTTTAGATGAAAAGATAGATAAGTATAATACGACCTTAAAAGAATATTTATCGAACACATATAAGAAAAAGGATAAAAAAATATTTGTTGGCGATGCTCGAGAAAGAAACACAACATTTCAAATTTCAAATAGTTATACTGAATTTTCTTATCTTATGTTGAAATATCGTTATCCGGGTGGCGGCAAGACAATTTTTGCACACATCGATAGTGGAAAGATAATATCAATTAATGATTCAAACTTGACTGATAGTACAGGTGATAACCCTTACCTATATGAGATGGGTTTAAAATTTACATCTGATAAAGACCTCGTTGTAACACACAACAATGTCTTTAATATAAAAACAAGTTCGCCACAATATGATGCAAATTATATCGTCGTACAAGAGATAGTAGGTGTATATTAATGCAACTTTTAATAGAGAATGGTTATATTACTTCTTATGTGATAATTGGATCAATTACAAACGGGGTTGAATTTGATGAAGATGATTTACCAATTGACTTTTTTAATCAATTTGAACCTAATAAATATGTTGTAAACAGTGAAGGTAAAGTGGTTTTGAGTGATGAATATGAAGAAAAAGAAGATGTTTATATACCGTCTAACATCGAAGTTCAAATGGCTCAAACACAAATGCAAGTAACCAAGACAGCTAATCAGTTAGTAAAGTCTCAAAAGGAACAAGCAGAAACTTTAAAAGAATTAACTAAGAAAGAAAAGCGTATGCAACAGTTAGAAGAACAACAAGCTCAAACAATGCTCGAAATCGCTAAATTGAAAGGGGAATAAATTATGTATCCAGGATTTGATTCAATTAAATACTTTTATGATATTAACTGTTACACAAACGAGGATATTGCGACTTACGTTCAATTAAATTGCATCAATAAAGAAGAATATAAAAAAATAACAGGTGAAGAATACCCAGAAGAACCACAGGCTGAATAGCTTGTGGTTTTTATTTAAATGAAAGCAGGTGAACGCATGAACGAACACTTTACAATACGTGATAAACTAGCCACCTTATCTTTATTTGGATTAGGCGTGTTTGTAGATGTACGAGGCTTCTACTGGTTCACAAGCCCCGAAAATGTAATCAAAGAGAGCGCTTTTTACCAAGCGTTAAATGACGTTATGTCTATTTGGATTTGGGGTTTGTTACTGCTTATATTCGGTACTTGTCTGATTCTATCAAGTTTGTTTTTCGGCAAACGATCTGTGAATAATACTTCGGATTACTTTATGTTAATAGGTGGGTTAGGAAGCGCCATCATACACTTCTTAATGTCGTCAGCGAGTGTATATAACGCCATTAATTGGCTAACACCAGCACAATTAATCGCTATGACAGCGTGGCTAGGATTTGTCGGTTTCTTAGGTGGTTTAGGTATTTATGGACGAAGATAAATATGTATTGAGACACGAGTGGGAAAAATCAAGGGGCAAAATACACGAACGCATAAACGAAGTAGATAACAAACACACAGATAATTTTAACAGTTTGTTGAATAAAGTAGATAAACAGACATTGCTACAAGAAAAATCGTTCGAGTCACAAGCTAGGTCAGAAAAACACTTAGAAAAAATGAGTGAATCATTAGCAACGGTAGGCACTAGAGTAACTGATTTAGAATATGAAACAAAGGGTCACGACAAAGAAATCAAGAGTTTACAAGGGATAGTAGAAGCAGAAGCAAAAGGTAACAGAGAAGTAATTGGCTACTGGTTGGGATTTGCAGGGGTTGTATTAGTCCCGCTTATCTCTTTGGTAGCAAACATCTTCTTTAAATAAGTCGGCACATATGTGTCGGCTTTTTTATTTTATTTGGAGGTTTTTAAATGAAGAGTATAAATTGGAAAGTGCGTTTCAAAAGCAAAACATTCTGGGTAGCTATCTTATCGGCAGTTATTCTTTTTATTAATAATGTAACACAAGCTATCGGGGTAGATTACACAAGTCAGTTAGAACAATTTAGTAATGGCGTTAATGGATTACTTGCTGTATTAGTCGCATTCGGAGTAATACAAGATCCTACAACGAAAGGAATAAAAGACAGTGGTATTGTACAGACTTATACAAATCCGCGTGATGAAAATGTTGACCCAGTTGAGTATCAGAAAACAGTTGACGATGATAGCGTTACACCAGAACGAAAAGAATTGACTCCTCAAGAATTCGACACATCACAGCCATTTACTGATGATAGTGACGAAGTTGTTTTCGATGTTGCAGAATATGAATATGATGAAGAATTACCACGTGGTGCAAGCAGATACCACGATGATGAAGTGTTGAAGGAAGGTGAAAAAGAATGACAGCTAAGATGACCTACAATCAATTTAAAAAGTGGCTTAATGAATCGAACGGAAAGCAGTATGACACAGATGGCTATGCGGCATTCCAATGTTTCGATTATGCAAACGCTGGGTGGATAGAGTTGTTTGGACACAGTTTGAAAGGCGAGGGTGCTGTGAATATTCCTTTCGATAATAATTTTAAAGGCGAAGCTGTTGTCTACCAAAACACACCGGAGTTTCTTGCTAAAACAGGCGATTTAGTTGTATTTAACAACAAATATGGTGGTGGTTATGGTCACGTTGCTTGGGTAACGTCAGCAACACTCGACTACATTTGGGTGCAAGAACAAAACTGGCTTGGCGGCGGCTGGACAAGTGGCGATATTTGGCACGGCACTGGTTGGGAAAAGGTAACCAAACGTAAACATAAATATGATTTCCCAATGTGGTTCATTCGTCCAAACTTCAAACCAGAGAACGCA